GATCTGCCAAAAATCCACCGGGATCTGTTCCTATTTGATTTATTTGTTGAATTATATTATTAACATTTGCAGGAAGATATGCTGAAAGAGTTGAAAATGGATTACTAACAAGTGTGGATACTTGATTTACTGCATTTTGAACTGAGTTCATTGCACTTGTAAAAGAATTAGACATATTAAACATTGATGTAAAAAAATTAACATCATCAAGTATTGTTTGAAATGTATCTAATAGTAAACAAATTAAATCCAAAGGTATAATATCTTCAATCATTTGCATTAACAATTTTTGCAATTGACCAATTATACCATTAATCCAAGCATAAACTTGTTGTACATATAATATAATACCATTATAAATATCATTTATTATACCCTGAAAAGCTGCAACCACTCCATTAATACCAGCAACAATTCTACCAATAGATCCTAATGCTCCTTTTGGCATTGCTAAATAAGAATGTGTTCTAATGGCATTACAAAATTTTTCTAAATCAGCCAATGCTCCGGGGTGAATTTTTTCCATCAGGTTTGTGATCAAACTTGAATGACTTCTTTTTGATCCAAGTGGACTATTTGCCATATTATCCGCATTCATTTCAGTTGACCCTAATTTTCCAATATCATCAAAACATCCTTTTTGATATGCTGGTGTTTTTTTAAGAGCTTCTTGTAATTGTGGGGTTTTTGACATTTTCAAGAAATCATTAATAAATGCTTGATCAATTACAAATTTATCACTACCTTGCATCGATGATGATATAATTTTATTATCAAATCCATAAACTAAAAAATTTAAAAGTAAATAATATTTATTAACATTTAAATTACCAAATTGATGTTTAACTCTTGCTAATTCCCCACCAAAAACATAAGGATATAATGATAAATTAGTTTGTTTTTCTAAATCACTAATTTCTTTTGCTGTAACATTATGACCATTTAAAATATCTTCATAACCTTTAGTTTTTTCTTTATTTGGGTTTACTGTAGAATTAGAATTTATGGCAGCTTTATTTGCATCAGTAGGATTTGCAGCAGCAGTTGTAGCATTTTTTACATTTGCAGCATTTGGATTATTGTTAAATGATGGATTTAAACTATCAAAACTTACAGCGTTTGTTGCTGGTGCATTCCAAATTAAAGGATTAGTACCACCAATTGACACGGTTTGAGTTGAAGTTGGTACTGAAACTTCAGTTGGTGTTGTACCAATAGCCGTTCCATTTGCGATTACTGATGTAAATGTAAGATCCATATTTTGTTTGCAATTATAGAATTATTGTCTATACTATATTTATGTCAAAAATCGATTTTTTATACCCCCCAATAGGTATTGCAGGTGCTGCTAGGTCTGGAAAAGATACTCTTTGTAGAGCACTTATAAGACAATTAAAATAACATAAGATGGATTCTATTCGTAAATCTATAGCTGGTGATGCTGTTAAAGCGGATTTAAAAAATCTTTTATTAGATAAATTTAGTATTAATTCTTTTACTGAAAATTCAGAACAAAAGGAATTTATGAGACCTTTACTTGTGGAATACGGAAAAATGCAAAGAAATAGAACAAAAGGTAGATATTTTATTGATGGGTTTATACCAGAAAGTAATGTTGTAAACATCTTACCTGATATACGTTATGTTGAATATCCAGAAGATGAAGTCTATTGGCTTAAAAATGAAGTAAAGGGTCTTTTAATTTTTATTAAAAGACAAGGTATCGAAGATGCAAATGATACAGAGAAAGTTAATAATAGAATAATCAGTAATATGGCAGATTATATTTTAAATTGGTCTACTTTAGATGAAAAAAATGAACAAGATTTATTTCAAATTGATATTCATGCCAAACGCATTATAGATGATTATTATATACCTATGGTATATTCTGCTACCACTTGCCAATAGGACAGTTTGAAGCTTTTAAATAAACTTTAACAGCCATAAAACAACCACATTTTGTGCAACGCTCTTGAGCTTTATTAAAAAACTCACAGCCTTCACATATATTTTTTCTATTTTTAGCCTGATCGTCATCAACTTTAAATCCTTCACCAATTGATACACTTTTTACAGTTTTAACTATATCACCACCTAAATTCATTGCCATTTTTGGTATAGACGGAAAACTCTTATTAGAAGATTCGATCTTTCTAATTTTGTTTTCTTGTATTGCTTGTTTTAAAAAATTCTTATCCATAATTATTTACTATCGACTTGTGGGAATATTTTGGAGAAACTATCAATTTTAACAGCTATGATTTCAGTTTTATAATCCTCTTGTGTAAACATATGATTAGTTTTTATAACTAACCATTGTCCTAAAAATCTATCATCAAAAGGATTAGGTTCACCTGCATCAGATCTGTATATATTAATAAATACACCGGGTGTTCTTATAGTCAAACCTATACATTGAAATGAAATTACTTGATTTAAAAATATAGCATCTAAAATCATTTGATTTAAAGGTGCAGTTTCTGGTACAAATTGACCACCAGAACTAAATTCATTTTTTAACATCTCTCCTGCTTGTTTAGTTTTATTTAAATTTAAAAGTATATGTGGACTTTGATTACTATTATTTTTATGAGAATAAAGACCCTTTTCAGCAAAAGCTTTTAATGTATCAATTACGTTTTTAGCTGTATTTTTTGCAAATTTAATCACAAACTCACCAGTAGAATGATTAAAATAATGTAATGGTGAATTAGTAATTCTATTATCATCCAAAGCTACCATTGGTGAAAATCTATATTTTGATATTTTTGATGCAACAGAAGAAAAGAAATTTTGAGTATTTGTTGATTCGTTTTCTGGCCCTCTTGAAACTGGTGGGTTTTTTGCATCAGTTCCAATATCTAATTCTAATTTTTCAACAGAAATATCTATGGATGTTTCAAAGTATTTAGATAAAGGTTTTAAATGCCAACCTTTATCTTCAATAGATCTACCATAATCAAGTATTACAGGATAACCTTCTTTATCTGTACAACGAGCCAAAATATAAAACATATCTTGTAATGCATTTGTATTTGCTGGTGAATAATAAAGCATTTTATTATCGGCTTTACCAGCTTCCCAAATATCTTCTATAATTTTATTAAATGGTATATTAGGTTTATCTATTGTACCTTCATCATTAAATCCAATTTTAATTTGTTCTGAGGTTTCTGCATTCTTACCAGCAATTGTTAAAAATTCTTTTAATACGTCATTTGGGTTTAATGATGCTTCTGAATCTTTTAATTGATATGGTTTTTTACCATTACCCATTTTGTTTGAAGCAATAATTGATGTTGACCATTCAAGATTTTTTTCAAATAATATTTGATATCTTTCATCTATTAATTTAAACATTCTTTTTTTATTTTGTACATTATTAACATCAATATCAATAACATCAGTAATAATAAAATCATAATTTATTTCCCAATTTTTTCTTGGTTTTTCTGATATATCAAAATCTTTACTATTACTATTTTGTGGATAAATTTTAATACTAACTCTATTTCTTCCATCAGTTCTATCTATATAGGGAGCTTTAATTATTTCAGTAATATTAGATTTATCAACACCAGCACTTGCTTTGTTTGGACTGCCTCTAGATATACTTTCAAATTGTGTATTAAGCGTTATTTGACCTTTAGTAATCCAATTATGTAATGATTCATTAATTTCCACAGAATCAATCATTAAAAAAGGTATATAAAATGGCTCTTCTCCATCAATTGAACTATACATTACAGCTTCAATATAATAATCTTGTTGACCAATCTGTTGTACAGATCCTTTTTTACTTAAATCAGCACTAACATTTGATACATCACTCATAATAATTAACAGGTAATTTGATTTACATCTTTAATTAAATTTACATGTAATTGATTGAATACAAATGTAACAGTTGAATTCATTTCGGATGCATCTTGATTTGAAAAAGCTATTTCTGATAAATTTGTAGGAAAAGCATTAGTATGTTCAAAGGAAATTATTTTATTATTAAATTCATCTAAACCATAAATTGTAAATGTTGATGTATAATCAGACATTGGATTGGACATTTTATTTATAAGATCATTTGTATGTGAACCATCTGGAACTGTTGTTACATTTGAAGATGATTTTTTTGCATCATTAAATAAATTTAACCAATTCCATAAAGTCCAATAATTTTTATATCCATTATCAACTAAAAATTTAACATTTAAAGGGTCATAAGCTCCTCTTGTCATTGATGAAGCCTTATAAACTTGTCCACCAAAAGCTACATCTATTGCAGGTACACTAATTGGCGATATTGGAGCACCATATATTGAAAATTGTATAGGATTCACATCAAAGTTTGAACCCATAATAGAACTATACTTTGATTTTAGAGCTTTTGGTAAGTCTAAAACCATAATAAATTTATCATTACGAGATCTGTTTAGTGGTGCTTGTATCATATTTTTATATTATAACGGATGGTCTCCATTCTTCTCCATTATATAATTTATCTTTATCTTCTGTATTATTTGATTCAATTGATGGTGGTTCTACTCCAACATTACCCCAATTTGATAACCAACCCATAAGATTAGCAGCATCATCAGCAAATATTGCATTTTTATCTTCATATTTTCCAACAAAACTATATGCCTTTGTTGCTATAATATTCTTTTTAAATGTAGAAACTTGACCATAATTCAAAGGACTCTTTTTAATTAAATCTGAATTATCTGTAAGTGGTCTAATTTTTAAAGGTCTTCCTTGGTCATCATTCTCTATAATATTAAAATATTTTTCAGCAATTGATGGATCTAATATAAACATTGCCCATATTAAAGAAAGAACTCTATCATCTAAATCTTCATCTTTTCTTTTACTGAAAGTAAAATTAGGCATTTTTACAAATGTACTGAGTTCCATTAAGGTATCAAAATCATAAAGTTGTAATGCTCTTACACTATTAACCCAATATCTAAAATTTGTCACACCCCTATAACGTGTATTAGTGTGATTATGGATACCAAATCTATTTTCTTTATTATAATGTTTACTCATACCATCAAAATGATATGAAATAACAGATTCATAGTTATGAGTATGGCATAATACATCAAGAACTTGCTGACCATTATTATTGTTTTCTACAAGTATAGGAGGTCTACCCCAATCATCAAGAATACCCATTAGTCTTGTACCAAAGTTAAATGGATTCATTGTATTTGTAGCATACACAGCAACTTGTTTTATACTTGTAAGATCAGAAAGATCTAAAATTTGAGCAACTGTATTTGATCTTCCAATACCCTCCCCAACGTCAACACCAATTGCATAAAAAGATTCTGGATTTGGTGGTAAGAAAACCTTATAATCACCATTATCCATAACTAATATTGGATCTTTACATTGTAATTTAAGTCTTTCTAATTCTTCTGGATCAACGGCAGTTTTTCCTTTTTCATGAAATACGTTTCCATACTCTTGTTCAAAATCTTCTTTAGAACCAATAGCATCCATTGCTTCTTTTTTCCATTGTTCATCTCTACCGGGAACATCCCACCAGTTAACAGTTTCTAAATGCCAATCACTATCTGGTTTTTTTGCTTGTTCAACTAATTCAAAAAATTTGTTATCAACACCATTAGGTGTACTAATGACAACAAGCTGTGATTTTTTCATTGATGAAATAATAGGAATAGCAGATTTCCACAACTCTTTCATGAGTTCATTTGGACAGTGTGCCATTTCATCAATAATCAAAAGATTGCTTGTCGATCCACGAGCAGAAGAAGTTGATGTTGAAGCAACTGTTATTCTCGAACCGTTTTCTAATTCAAAACCATCTTTTCTCCAAGATTTAACAGACGGCTTCATCCAAATTGGAAGTTCCTCAAATGACATTTTAATACGAGCAAAGATTTCTTTTGCAGTATCTTCTTTATTAGCAACAATTGTTATTCTCTTATCTGCTTGGAAACACACCATCCAAAGAGCATAAATGGTGATTGTAGTCGTTTTTCCACTCTGACGGCTGGAAAGCACCACATTGAATCTATTGTTATTAAATGCTTTTAATAATTGTTTTTGATATTTATATAAAGTAATTTTTTCTTTACCTTCCTCTGTAACAATGAAAAAATACTCTTCAGCAAAATGCAAAACT